TGTTATTGATTATTGATTCTTTTCCGCTAAGTTTATATTTTTTATTTTTGCTTCCTTTAGGACGGCCAAGGACTACGCCTTCCATTCTCTTTCTGGCTAATGCTTCTTTAGTCCGCTGGCTAATCATGTCACGTTCTATTTCAGCAGCAATTCCGAAAGCAAAAGCAAGAACCTTACTCTGTATGTTGTCTCCAAGTTCGTATCCATCTTTTACCGTATAGACCTTAACCTCATGAAGCATACAGAACTCCAATATTCGCATAATCATGAATAATTTTCTACCAAGACGGGAAAGCTCGGATGTGATTATAACATCACCCTTTTGCAATTTCTTCATAAGCTTGCCCAATAACCGTTTTTCAGGCTCCTTCGTCCCAGATATGCCATCATCAATAATCCAATCATCAACCGATAATCCCAAGGATTCCGCTTTTTTACAGACTCCTAACTTCTGATTAGCAGAGTCCTGATCATCTGTACTAACTCTTAAATATCCGTATATCATAATACTGATTCTATTAATTGCATGGCTTTCAAACCATAATGTTTAATAATTATTTCCTTCATAGACATGAACTCCCATTCTTCAGGATACATATTACGCAATCTTTTGTCTAGCGCAATTATATCAATAACCAATCTATTCTCAATAGCTGATAACAGTGCATCATGTAAGTCAATTATCGGGACATTAGGTAATAGCCGTTGAAATTCGTTACGGAATTTTGCCCACTCGCCTATTTTAAAATGACTTATATTTTTCATGATTAATTAAATTACACCAAGTATTATCATTCTCCCAAAACCATTGATATCCACCGGCATGTTTACGCTTACCGGAACAACAACTAATTATATTTCGTCCGCATATTCCTGCTTTTCTGCCAGCCTCGCTTGCAGAAGGATAAATACCAACGAGTTCATCATCTTTTATTGCAACAACAGGCTTTGCATTCCATCCGGATATTCGATAGTTTCGCACAAGATTTTTCACTCCTATTCGTTTTATCCTTTTAGCTTTACGCATATCCATGTAATCAGCCCACTTTTTCCCTTTGTTATGAGGAGTGTGGCCCTTCAAGAACCTGCCGTTTACCAAATTTCTCTCTGGGCGCTCAGGCGGTATATATAATTCACTCATTTCAATCTAGTTATGAGCCATTTGCCGACACCGGCAAATGGCAGATTATTATTTTCTCCAAAAACTGTCTCCGGAGATTGACCGGGCCGTATCATCCGCAGTAAGCCGGATATACCGGAAGAAGTTCTGCTCAGACCTGTGCCCTGTCAGTCTCATGATCTCCAATGTCTTCATCCGTCCTGTAAGGTACATGTTCGTGGCCGCGCTTCTTCTTGCCGTATGGCTGCTGACCAGTTCCCATTTCTCCCGGGTCTCCGTGACCAGCCTTCCTCCCTTCGTGTAGGAGAAAGTGATCCTGTCGGTAAGCCCTATCTCCCTCATGATGACCTTCAGATACTTGTTGAAATACTGTATGCACAGTCCTCCGGGTATGTTCCCGTCATATTTCTCGAATATCTCCC